ATGCGCGGCAACCTCGGCGCGGAGGATTTCGGTGTTTTTCGTAAGTGTCATGGTCGTTCTCCTTCTCTTGGTCGTCGCGCATCTCAGGGTCTTCGACAGCAAGAACGCATAGTTGCTCCGCAAGATCGAAGACCCCGTCGGGATCGTCAGTAATCACTATCGCCAACCGGACCCGTGGCGGGTATGGGCGTGGGCTTGAACGTGTCATTCAAACGCCCTGTGGATTGATCGTAGTATAGTATTCCAGCCTCACCAGTTTCACCGGAGAAGCGGTTCTTGAGGACCCTTAGTATCGTTTCGTTTCGGTGGTCCTCGTCCTGCTGATTACGCTCTAGGCCGATCACGATGTCGGATAGTTGAGCGATAGCATGAGAACCTCGGAGCTGTGACAAGGAGGTCATAGCGCCTTCCTCGTGTCCTACCCCCGGCGGTCTCTTGAGGTGGGAGACAACGTGCAGACCAGCGCCCGTCTCTTCAACGAGGGAGCGCATCTTGGTCATGAGCATGTCTATGAGTCGTCGTTCGTCCAAATCGGTATCATTGGCGGAGGCATCTGAAACTGCAATGCTGATGTGGTCGAGGACGATGTAGTCGCACTCACAAGAGGTTGCCAGATAGCGGATACGATCAAGAAGATTGCCAGCAGTAGTGCTGCCGAAGTGGTCATAGAGCCAAAGGTGGTCGCCACCTGAGGTTGCCTTAAACGCGTCATGAAGTTGTTCCTCTGTGAAGTAGCCACGATCCAAATGGAGCGGGTGGTTTATCTCGATGCCCATCATGCCCAGCGTGGTCCGCTCGATGTTCTCTTCGAGCATGATCATGCCAACCTTCTGTCCCTTGTTACGGAGTAGGTCGAAGAACACCTCACGAACCACAGCGGATTTCCCTACGCCTGAACCAGCAGTCCATACGACAAGCTCGCCCTTGCGATTGCCCCAAGTCTTCTTGTTGAGTTCAGCCCAAGGGTATTCCTGAGCATGGTTCTCTTTGGGAGCCTTGACGCGTTCCCAGAGATCACCCGCTGAGACAATCCCGTCAGGCCGATATGGCTTGGCGTTCCACATGGCCTCAACCACTTCCTTACCCCGACCAGCGACGTGGCACTCGTTAGGGTCTTTCAGTGGTAGATCAGCGATGAACGCCTGACCGGGCTTGCACAACTTGGAACATTCCGTTGAAGCGATGCGACCGGGTTCATCCATGTCGAACATGAAGATGACCTTCTCGAATGATGTGACGAATTCGAGTGACTGTTGGATTGCTCTGACAGCACTCTTGCCCTTCTTGTCCACACCATTTGGTAAGCTCACGACCGGCCACTTGTTACCTTGAAGCTGTGACATGGTCATGCAGTCAATCTCACCCTCGGTGATCACGAGCATCTTACCACCGGGTTTCCAGAGGTGTTGCCCCCAGAGGCCCGGCTTCTGTTCGCCTAGGTGTACGAACTCCTTGTTAGGATATCTCACCTTCTGGGCGATCAGTTTCCCTTCTCGTTTGAAACCTGCGATCTGGACGGTGTTACCCTTCCAATCTTCGCCAACGCTATAGTTGAACTTGCGACAGGTCTCGTCTGTGAGACGACGCTTGCCGAGGGAGCGGAACTCTCCAGTACGCAAAAGGTCCAACTTAGGACGCGGCGCTGGGCGGCTCTCGGTGTACGCTCCCTCGGCACCCTCAGCCTTGCCGTATGTGTCACACGAAAAGCAATAAGTATGCCCATCGGTATATACGGCGTTGGCATCTGAGGACCCACATTCGTCACAGGGGCCTTTAAACATCAGAGCACTATCTTCGGCGTGATCATCCATGTGTTTTGCCTCCTGAGCGTTTTGGGGTTAAATCTAGGGTGTCGGGTAATCGGGGGTTGGGTTGTCTGAGACGGTTGCAGCGGGATATCTGTCCTGTAAAAACCTGACCAGATCGTCTATCGCTTGCCATTGCTCAGTGGTGCGGGTGAGTGCCCGTGTTCCTTCTTCGTCAAGACCTCCGACTACGCCGATGGCGACTGATATAGCGTCTTGTCCTTTGGTATGGGAGCCACAGGTTTCGATGTTTCGGCCAAGCTGGATTGTACCAGTGCCCAGAACGACAAAGTGCCACCCAACCCCAAGCCTACCTTGCTTGCAGTGGAGGACATCTAGTTCTCTTATGGTTGGTTCGAGTCCAGGCTTGGTAAGCGTGTCCCGTACGGCGATGAACCGAGTTTCAACTCGATCCGCCGTTTTGAACAAATCTGTGCGGAGCATCAGTTTTCCTCAAGCCAATCTAGGGGAACCTTGGGACCCTTAGCGTACAGGAAGCCGTGTTTCTCACACCAACTGGCGTATGTTGTTTTGGATTGCTTGGAAATCTTGGCGTTCGGATTTGAGAACAGAAACCGAATGTCCAAGTGCGGGTGTTGACGCTTAATGAGGATGTGCTTGGCGCGATCATCCACAAGGAAGCGACCCTTGGCCTCAATGATAAGAGGCTCTTCTCGGAGCAAACCATCTGGTCGAGTTTCAACCACATAATCCGGTGTGTACTTAGATACCCTTTGAGGCCTTGTGTACTCGATCTTCATTTCCTCATAGGAGAACACGACATCATGCTTCGTAAGTTCGTCAGCAATGTCCTCCTCAAGGCCAGACCGGAAGCCATATTTCAGAGCGACTTGCCGTTTATTCGCCATGTGCAAGCCCTCCCTTATCCCTGCGCTTGTGCGAGGGGATTTCACCCCCGCACCTGCTACACTCTCGTTCAGTAATCGCCATCATCGCCACCACCATCATCATCAGTGTCGTCGGGAGGGTTGTTACCTGAGTCACGGGTGTCGGTTTCGCCATCAGCATCGTCGCCTACGTCGGGGTCGGCCATGTAACCTTCCTGAGCCTTGAAGCCCATCGAGGATGCACTCGGGCCGGAACCTGAGACCAACTCGATGATCTGAACGCCGACCGGTTGAAGGCTAACGCCTTTCTTGGCACCGGCTTCCCATGCGTAGACCTCAGCGGACACGACATAGGTCGAACCGCCGAATGGGTTTACATCGACAGGCTTGAGGGCAGCATCGAACATCTTAGGCTTGCGGTCCCATAGTTTACCGTCGCGCTTACGCAGCTTGTTCTTGACGCGGCACTTGAAGACAACGTTGCCGGTCTCGTCGCCGTCTTCGTTGGTCTCGAAGTACCACATGGTGTTGTCGGCCTTATTAGGGGCCTTGCCTGTGTGTGCCTTGAAGTGCTCCGAGAGGATTTCCATAGTCTGCTTGGCCTCGAACTTGGGCACCGAAACGTCGGCCTTGTACTGGCCCAGCTCGTCGAACTTTGTGTCAGGCTGCGCTAGACGGGGATAGACTGCTTTTCCGGGGCCGATGGAGATTGGGTCTTTGTTAGGCATGTGTTTTCGTCCTTATTGGAGAGGATGTTAAAACGCACGAAGCCCCGCACCGTGATGGTGCAGGGCTGTGAGGTGTCCACTTGTGCGAGAGGGTTTTTTGGGGGAGGGGTTGTTAGCCGATCATGCTAAGCCGTTGTTCTCCTTGTATCTGATGGCTGCGTTGATGGCCTGCCCACGGGTGTTGTGAACCGATACGGTGTTTTGTCCGTCCCTGACGGCGAAGTGTGTGCCCTGACGAACGACTTGAATGATTGACATGGGCGAGTCCTTTCGATTGAGGATGAGCGTTTTGGGGTATAATCTAGGGTGTCGGGTAATAGATTGGAGAGGCCTGCGACTAGGAAAAGAAAAACTGGCTATCTAGGACTTGGTAGATATCCAGATTACCAGCTTCGGGCAGCGGTTTGATCTTCCCGGTGTCTTCGTCCTTCACGTTGAGCATTAGCTCCTCACGGAAACGCTCAAGGTTCTTCCCGTCTTCGTACATATCCACGAAAGCAGGCTTGATGCACTCTTCACAGAACCGAGGCATGTCCGCAGCGTGAACCCCGAAGCTGTCGTGGATCATAGCGAACGACATGCCCATACCATCAGCCCTCAGGATCGCCATACGCATGTGGCAGGCGTCCATAGAGTGGATGTAGTTAGGTGAGAGAGACTGCCCCATCTTCCGAGCGTCCAGTTTGTTGGTGCGATCTACGATGCTCAGTTTGGACATCTTACCATCGAGGTATGTTTCAACCCGGCGAGTCTTCTCGTCATACTTCGCTTGCTGCACCACGAAACCGTCAGGTGTTGTCCACTGGAGAGGCGTGATGCTGTTCTTGGAGGCAACCCGAGCTGTCGCTGTGATCCAATCCATCGCTGATCGAGCAGCTATGACTGTGCTTGAGATTGCATCCCACACATGCTTGGCGACCAGTGGGCTGATCTTCGAGCGTATCACGTCCATCTCGACGGGCATCTCTGCACCCCCTTCGGCCTTCTCTTTGTAGTAGTCGAAGACGTAATCCATGCAGGCGCTGAACGTGCCAGAGTAGGGGACGATCATCACAGGGCGTTTACAGAGACCGCGAGTGATCCCCATCTCAAGTGCAACCCTTGCGAAGTCGCTAGTATCTGCCGCGATACGAAGGCTTGCCTCAGCCTTCGTTGCGACCGCCTTGTAGATATCCTGACGATCCTCGTGTCCTGTCAGGTTGACGTGAAAGCCACCCTGTTCATCCCGAAGCAGGGCAGAGAAGTGCTGCAGGCCTGAACAGGTAGCATCGAAGTGGACAGGCATGTGGGATACATAGCCAGTGCCATAGTTGCACAGGCCAGCCCACTCAAGGGCACCTCGGAGCGCCATGAAGGGTTCATCGGCCTTGGTCCATCGGAGATCGTTGAGAGGGTCCATGGCGATCTCTTGCAACATCACCTCGTTCTCTTCGACCCATGCCACACGATCAGCGAGGGGAAGCTTGTCTTGGCCCCAAGCATTCGCAACGGCCACCGCGAGGTACCCTTCGTGCTCTGGTGTGTCGATTGCCTTACCCTCGGAGAACTCAATCAGAGCCTTGACGTAGTCTGTGCCCTGTGGGTTCAGGAAGGGAACCTTAGGGTACGCACGACCACGGCTATCCACATCGTGAGGGAAGTAGATCGCGTCATACTGAGAGAAGCGATTGGCCATTGAGATCGTCCGCAGCACAGCGATCCGCTTGGAGATCATGCGGCGGTTCGTGTCGCGGACCTCGTAGCAGTCTTTCTTGTACTCCTTCATGATTTCCTCGTTCGTGTCCGCACCTACGGGTGGCTTGGGCAGTTCCAAGGGGTCAGCCGTGGGTAGACCGGGCACATCAAGCGAACGTGAGAACACCTTGTCCAGCACATCGACCATCACAGGGTTCACGCGCCATGCGGTGCGCTGCATCTTGTTGATAGGGTCAATGATCCGGCTCATGTCGCGGTTCTCGAGTTCTGCGAGGTATCTGTACTTCGCATCCTTCACGAAGCGATAGGGCTGCACGTTATCGGTGTAATAGGCACCACCAACCAAGGCATCGTTAGTCCAATCCTTGGGGGGCACGACCATTGGATAGTAGACCGTGAATAGGTTTGCAGCCTTGTCCATCCGGTCTGCCAACATCTCGACCATCGCTGGTGCAAAGGCCACGCAGTCAACGGTACGGGCACCATCGTATTGAGTGAACTCTTCGATCACACCCGTAGTGTTCTTGAGGATTTGCAGAAGGACCAACCCAAGGTTCAGACGTTCGGACTGGCCCCAGCCTTCGGCCCGCCACTCTAGTTGCTGTTGGTGGAAGGTACGAACCATCAGTTCCCGACGACGACGCCGAGGAAGATCACGACGCTGGAAATCCTTGACGATCTTCTTGAGCAGCGCCTTCCGGTTCTCCGCGAAGTATCTCATACGGAACTCGTCGTGGATACCCTGAGTGGCCGAGAGAACCACTCGGGTCTTCCGTGCGTTCTTACCCTTGCCTCCCTTTGACGTCGTCATTGTTGTGTTGATCACCCAACGAAGGAAGATGAAGGCCATTGTGTCCACATCGCCGAACTCTTCGATCAGCTTGAGGGCACGAGGACGACGACCAGCCTTGCCAGCCTTCTTCTCTTCAACCCATTCCTCGATACCTTGGATGAAGTTTAGCAGCATGAAGTCTAGGGTTTGACGGCCTGCGTGGGTGTCTGCGAAATCGTCACGTTCCTCTGCCTTCTCGTGGTTGCGGAAGTAACGGGCACGGGTTGCTTCACGCATCTCAGCTTCGAGTGCGATCTGTTCGTTCATCATTGGGTGCAACATGAGGGGAAACCTTTCGGAGATAACTCTAGGGTGTCGGGTAATTGAAACCCTTGCTATATAAGCTCCAGAATATGCGGATGCATGGCACGGGCGACCTCGGCGAATACCGGAACCACAACCGAATTTCCGAACTGCCGGTAGGCCTGTGTGTCGGAGACAGGAATACGGAAGCTGTCCTCATGTCCCATGAGGCGGGCGCATTCCCGTGGGGTTAACCGCCGGGGATTGCGGCCTTCGCCGCGACTAACAAGAATCTCTGAACCATCCTTGTAGTAGCGAGCAGAAAGCGTCCGAGAGATGCTGTCACCGTCGACCAGACCAAAGCCGAAGCCATTTCCCTTTGCACGGTGTTTGGCGGCATATCCCTGCAAATAGGCCCAGAGCTTGTCCGAGAGGGTGTAACGTGCATCGACAGTGGCGTCGTTGCCGCCGGTAAAATGGCTTTCAGGCGCTTCGCTGTCGTCCTCCGGGTGCAGAATGTCTCGCATGCGGCGGTGTCCACGCTGCGGGATCGTCATGTCATCGAAGGAGAACGGAACGTCCTCGCGGAACCCTACCATGACGATCCGCTCCCGGTGCTGTGGAACGAAATGGGCTGCATCGATGATCCGGGTGTGGAGATTGTAGCCAAGTTCGTCCTCGAGTTTGCGCCGGATCACCGCGAACGTACGCCCCTTGTCATGGCTCTTCAGGTTCTTGACGTTCTCAAGCAGGAAGGCTGCGGGCCGGTGGTGCAGCAGGATGCGCAGCACATCGAAGAACAGCGTACCCTGCGTTTCGTTCAGAAATCCGTGCTGGCGGCTCAGCGCGTTGAACTTCGAGACGCCGGCGATAGAAAATGGCTGGCACGGAAACCCCGCGACGAGCACATCATGGGCCGGGATTTCAGATGCTTCGAGTACGCGAATGTCGCCTTCGATAGGCCGGTTTTCGGGGAAGTTGGCACGGTAGGTGGCCTGAGCGAACTTGTCCCACTCCGAGGTCATCACGCACCGCCCGCCGGCCTGCTCCATCGCCCGTCTCAGGCCACCGATACCGGCGAACAGGTCGATGAAGGTGAAATCCCCGCCGGGGAGCTGCGCTCTGTGCGTTTCGATTTCCTGTCGCAGCAGTCGGAGCACACCCTCACGCGGGCCTTCCTCGCCGCGCTTCCAGCGATAAATGTGGCCTTCGGAATATCCC